GTTCATGGGTGAATTGCCAGCAAATGCCAACTCTGGGCCCCGCTCACCAACCACGCCAAATTGACCGCGTTTGAGTGTGCCGCCATCGGCGAAGAAGCCGCCGAAGAAGTTGCCGATGCCAGAGAAGATACCACCCAGCCCACTACCGCCACTGCCACCACCTTTGAAAAGGCCGCCAATCGAGCCAAAGATGCTATCGAGAATGCCGCCCTTGCCGGAGACACCTAAATCCTCCAGCGCAAACTTAATCAATGCGCTGTTAAGGTCGGACAGGAATCCCTTAAAGAAATCACCAAAGCTATCAAAACTACCACTCATGGCATTCAGAGAATCAGCCATCGAGCTTTCCATGGATTTACCAAGATCAGAAAACTCACCTTCAATCGTGTCCGATGTTTTCTCAGTGGCTTTTTCCAGCTTTTCCTGCGCTTGCTCCATGGCGCGGCCGAAAGTGTCCTGATTGAGGTGACCTTTTTCCAGCAGCTTATTCAGCAGAGCCATTTCCTTATTGTAGCGTTCCAGTGGGGTACGCGTATCTTCGATGATACGCTGCGCGGCACGTTGCAATTCAGTAAATTTCTCAGTAGCTTTATTGACCTTATCCTGCGTTTTGGTTGCGCCACCTTTGCCACCATTCCCGCCTGGCTTTTCAAACAGGCTGTCCAGTGATGCTTGCTTTTTCGACTGCGCTTCGATGAAGCTATCGACTGAGGACATCAGCTCCTTATCCAGCTCGGCATTGCGCTCCTGCGCGGTAGCCACCATCTCATTATAGGCTTCAGACATACTGTCGCCGAGAGCTTGCTGAAACGCTTTCTTGGTGTTCTCAAATGACACACCACCTAGCGGATCATCGAAGAATGCTGCAATATCACGCCCAAAGGCATCAAATCGCTCACCGATATTGTCAAAGAACGCAGCAATAGCGCGACCCATGCCAACTAGCCGTGCGATGAAGCTATTGACGAATTTCTCCACGCCAGTGATCATACCCTGAAATCCCAGCTTAATGATCGGGATGGCTTTCGTTATTTGCTCGGCGACCCATTTAATTGCGTCGGCAATGCCCTGCAGCAGAGCGGTCAGTCCAGCATCACCAATGGCTTTGACCAGTTTGGAGAAGCTATCGCCCATGTTGGACAGCGCGACATTCAGCGTATCGGACTGCTCTTCCATCGCGCCAGCAAACTGGACATCACCAATGCTTTGAAGGTAGCCTTCAATCTCGGTGGCATTTTTGCCCACCGTGGTGCTAATACCCTGGAAGGTGAAGGTAACCTGATCGCCTTGGCTTTTTGATTTAATACCAAACTCCTTCAGACGCTCAAATTCACCCGTGGTCGCATCCGCCACCGCTTCAATCATCTGATTCAGGCTTTTACCCATCGCCACAGCGGTATTACCATAGGATGTGAGAGCTTCCTCGGATGGTGTTAGCCCCAACGCTTTCAGCTTAATAAACGCATCGGTCACTTCCTCCAACTGGAAGGGTGTGGTTGATGCAAACTCCTGAATAAAGCCAAACGCTACTGCTGCATTATCTGCAGAGCCGGTCACCGTGCGAAGCGAGGCTTCCAGCTTTTCAAACTTGGTGATGACATCCACCACCTGTTTGCCGACAAACACGGTAGCCATCAGCCCACCAAGGCGACTCATTCCACGTCCTAGCTTGCTAAAACGCTGATCCATCTTGCCCACATTTTGATTGATTTGGGCAAACGCTTTCTGCGTTTTATTTACTGCTCGGATAGTGAATTTAGCTTCAGCGAATCCTACCATGTTGATTACTCAGTTGTTCTGTTTGAAGTTCAAAAAAAGCGACCCATTCCACAAATTGCCGTGCGTCCATTGCCTCAATTTCGGCAAGTGGACGATTCAGGCGAACCGCTAGGGCTAGTTGGTTGCGTCGGAAGGGGTCGGCTCGGAGTTTCCCTTGGTAGTTTCCACATCACCAAAGAAATGCGCCTCGATCTGTTCGGCGATGCGTGACACCACCCGCCAGTCGGACTGATTTAACAATTTATCGCGGTCGGTTAATGCAAAGAGGCGTTTGCCATCCTTGTCCTTGGCTTTGACCACGATGATATTGGCAGCTTGCTCAATATTGCTGGCTTTTTTACCAGCGACTTTCTGCATGCTGTTCACATCTGCCATAGTCATGGGGAAGACATGAATTTCCAGCGGTTTATCACCATCGCCCCATTCGGGTACGCCAATGACTAACCTTTCCTGCGTCGCGTAATGAGCAGTAGCACGATCAATAACACTCATAATTCCTCCTAAGCTACGGTTGATGTTGATAATGCACCGGTACCAGTGAAGCTGAATGATGCTTCGACCAGACCATCAAAGGCGGCACTGTATGAAATGCTGGTGATGATCACATCGCCAGTCCAATAGGTGTCGCCGCTGTCATCGCCTTCAGGATACATATTGAGTGTGACCGTACCGCCAACGGCTAATGCGCCTTGACCGTCCGAGTCGGTTTCATCCCAGAAGGCATCGAAACTGCCAGACCAGCTTTTGATGGTAGCTTGGTTTTTTCGCCATGATGTGCCGATTATTGATGCGTCGACGGTGTCAGATGTGACCTCCATCGACCATGATTTTACTTCAGCGACCTGGTCTGATCCGACAAAGACCTTACCTTCGCTGCCCGCGTGAGTAGCCATAGTGATTCTCCTTTAGTTATGGTTGATTAAAATAAAAAAGGGCGGCCTCACCTAAGAGACCGCCCATCCAGGGAAAGACGTTGATTGGGAGTTATACCAACGTCTGTGGGGTATTTTCTTTCACGGCGTAATGCACCGCGTAATTTAGAATGCCAATTGCGATTGGCTTTTCGCCTTCGTCAGAAAACTGAATCTCAGTCGCCACCAACATACTGTCTTTGGCTTTGCCACCGATGGTGGGGTCACCACCGAGCAGTTGCTCGATCTCGGCAGCTAGGTTATCTATCGTTTCATCGACATTGTTGCTGGCTTTTGCATAAATCTCGATGACCAGCTGCACCTGCCGCTGCATGGTGCGCGGTTTGGACATAGACTGATCAAGCAGCGTTTCCTCTTTGGTGTAAATCAATATGGCTGGTAGCTTAGGGTCATTCAGTGGGTAAATGCGTGATTCATAGACATTACTACCAACTGAGGTATATGCCTGCAGTAATACCCTCACCGCATTGCGGATTTGTGTTCTGGCGTGGCTCATAATTTCTCCAATATAATTTCGGTGATGCCTTCGCTATCAGGACGAATGACCTGCGCCTCATAATCCTGCCCACCAACACTAAATTGATCGCCAGTAGCGATTTCAGGGATATCTGCCGTGCGAACCGACAATATCGGGTTGCTGCCAACTACATCGATGCTCTCACCACCGACCATTTCGGTAAATTCCTGCAGCATGCCAGATAAGGTGCGCGGCGACTCACCATCAGGTGTATAGGTCACCACGCGCCCATCCAGCTTTTGCAGCAGCGAAAGGTCGTGCTGCGCCATGTCGTCAATAAACGGCATTACAGACCGACATTGAGTAGCAGTTTCGCGGTCGCATCACCCGAAGCTGCAGCCTCAGCCGCTACACCCACCAGCGTATTGCCGGATGCGGTAGTGGTTAGATTGCTGTTGGTACTGTTCCAATAGAGCTTCGCACCTTGCGTGATTGCGCCACTGGCTTTAGCAACGCTGAACACACCACAGATGTGAACCGCGCCTGTTTTACCATCGGCAATGGCACTCTTGGCGACACCGCCAATCACACCGATCACCACAAATTCACCCGACGCAACATCTGCGCCCGATGGGGTATAGTTGAGGGTTTTACCCTCCTGTACATAGTTAGTAGCCATAAGTTTTCTCCTTTGATTTTTACATTAAAAAAGCGACGTATGAGCCGCTTAGGTTTGGTTATTCAGGCTGCAACTTAGCTGCCTGGGTTCTTGTAGAGCGTACGGAACTCAAGCGGTGCGGCAGCAGCATCAATGCGAACCTTGTATTCCACACCATCAACCGTCCAGCCATCCTGCTGATCAAGGAATGGGGCAGCTACGCCATCCAAATAACCCACCTCAATCGTATCGAAGCGGTTTGGATCAGATAGCAAGTACCAAGCAGAGGTTGAATCCGCATCAAGCCGTGCATCAACAATCACCTCAGCAGCATTTCGTACTGCGTTTGGCTTCTTGCTGTTGGCTTGCGATGGGTCAGTTTCCGATACCATCAGCACCCGCGCCGTATCTTCCAATGCCGCAGGGACGAGGAAAAAGGCTGGGCTGATATTAAGGGTTGCCTTGCCATCCTTTTGCGTCCGCATCGCGGTGCGTCCAGCTCCTACGGATGCTGCCGTTGGTGCTGCACCAGAGCCAGCGAGGTTTTTATGGTCGGCATGAAACAACGCCGTGCCATCGCTCATATCCGGATTGCTGGTGATAATATCAAACACCAGATCACCCACGGTACGTGCTGCGGCACGTCCCATTTTACGAGGAATTTCGGTAAAGGCGGTCAGATCATCATTGATGATGGCTTGGCGCGTGATTGAGAAGAGCTTGCCGTATGTTGCCAGCTTAATGCTTTCACCACGCTCGCCGATAGTGCCATGCTTGTATTCCCCACCTTCAGGTACTTCATCCAGCGAATCAAATACACCCAGACTCACGCGGCTATGCGTTTTGAAATCCGACAAATTGCCAGTACGGGTGAAACGCTGGAATACTTCCTCGGCTTCCTCATACCCGCGCAGCATGGCTTTACGCGCATTATTCTCCAGCAGTTTAGGAAAATCGCTACTGGAATGCGTAAAGGCACGAGCAGCCAGCTCACGTTTATCGAGATTATCAGTACGGATGCCACGCAGTTCCAGCGATTTACGCGCCATTTCCAGCAACGTATAACCGTTTAGCTCACTTGGCTTTGCATCCTTATCGGCAATACCAGCGCGAAAGGCGATAGCGTTTTCAGCAGCGCGAGAGAATTTCTCTGCTGCCGTATCACCGACTTCAATACGCTGATCGCTGGCGACTGGAGCTTCACGCTTGCCGATTTCATCAAGCAGCATTTTACGCGCATGGTCAATATCGACCTCCGTATCATCAAGGCAGCTATCGCGCAGTTCGGTAAAGTCCTTATGCGGATCGAACAGGCTGCGAATTTCCGTGCGACGCTGTTTTTCTGCTTTTAGGGTTTCTGTACGCACCTGTTTGGTGTCGACAGTAGGCGGGGTTGCAGGTGACGTTTTGTCTTTGCGTTCCTGCTTTTCTTCTAATGCTTCAGGCATTGGGTTCTCCTTTTGGTTATTAAGTTGGGGTTGATAATCGAGTTCGCGCTCATGCGTTTCCTCAGCACTCCGACCAACCCCAACGGTGGGATCAGCGGGAATATCGACCAGACTAATTTCCATCGGTGTCCAGCTGGTCACGCGGTAGGTGTCTGGTTTGTCTTTATGTTCTTCGATTAAGGTACGGTCATTAATGCGGTACGCCACCGACACATTCCGCAGGATGCCATCTTGCACATCCTGCCAGATGCCCTCATTCTCAGCGCGTTTTGAAAGGCGCACCTCGGCATAACCGCGACCATTTTCAATCCATGCGCGTTCCACCACGCCGATGCGGTTATCACGCTGGCTGCGATCATGATTATAAAGCAATGGCGCAGAATTATTGAGCCGTGCCATATCCACTTCCTCGCGCTGATGCCCCAGCACCTCCGTCCATGGTTCGCTAAAAAAGCTCTGGCGCGTGTATGGCTCTTCCGAAGAAAAAGAAAGCCGCACGAGGCGGCTGTTTTCATCAACGATAGAGCGTTCGCTTAGATCAGCTGTCCTCGTCAGTATCTTCGGGTTCTTCTCCTGATTCTTCGTCAGGCTCTTCGTCAGGTTTTTCTTGCTCATGGCTGGTCTCCTTTGGTTTAGGTTGATGGGTGGAAAAGCTAATGCCAGCTTCTTCCTCCTGTTTGCGCTCTTGCTTGATCTGCTCAAATACATCCTGCGGGTTGCCACCGCGTTCGCGGATCACCTGAGCGCGTGACTTGAATCCAGCACCCACCGCAATCATCTCGGCTTCACCTTCTTTTTTCGGGTCAATCCACGGCATGTTCGGCCCTTGGAATCCTGCTTTTTTCAGGCTGAGGTTATTGATGCTGCCTTCTGGCACTTTGAGCTGACACGACAGCACCGCCATCTCCACAAAGCGTTCCCAGATCGGACGGACGCAGCGTTCAATAAAATAATCGCGCAGCACCGCATAATGCACCGATTGCTCGACCAGCTCCTGCCGCTGCGCCGAGTATGTACCGTTATAATCCTTGGCAATGCTTGAATAGCTGGTGC